AGTCTTTATTCGCGTCCTGACAATGTGTACACAATTATTTTTTCTCTGACTATCCCGCAGGCAACATTGGCATCTGATGCAACATCAATCCTAGTTCCTGATTTCTTAGTAGCGCAGAACGCATACGCCAGGGCGCTGGTGGAGCGTGGTGAAGATGGCGGTCTATCGTCATCTGAAGCCTACCAACTCTACAAATCAATGCTGTCTGACTACATTGCGCTGGAGGGTACTCGCTACCCAGAAAATCAGGAGTTCGTTGCGATATGAGCCAAGCACTGCAAACTGCCAGCGTTCAAGCACCAGGCTTCTTTGGGCTGAACACGCAAGACTCGCCTTTGGACTTGGCGGCTGGGTTTGCTTTGGACGCTACCAACTGCATCATTGACCAGTATGGGCGCATTGGTGCTAGGAATGGTTGGTCAAAGATAAATGCGGCATCAGGTAATCTGGGCGCTAACGATGTTGGCGTGATCCATGAATTAGTGCAAACTGATGGAACCATCACTGTTCTGTTTGCAGGCAACAACAAACTTTTCAAGTTAAGCAGCACCAATACGGTGACCGAGTTGACGTATGGCGGCGGTGGTACTGCGCCTACGATTACCGCTAACAACTGGTCGTGCGCTTCTCTTAACGGTATTACTTACTTCTTTCAAACTGGGCATGATCCATTGATCTATGACCCTGCGGTAAGCACAACGACATACAGGCGCGTAAGTGAGAAAACTGGTTATGTAGCTACTGTACCAAGTGGAGATATTGTTATCTCAGCGTTTGGACGTTTATGGGTTGCTAATACTGCTTCCGTAAAAAGCACGGTTTACTTTTCTGATTTATTGGCGGGTCATATCTGGTCAACTGGAACATCTGGCTCCTTGAACGTGGACAGGGTTTGGACTAATGGAGCCGATGAGATCACCGGCCTGGCAACGCATAACGGTTCGTTAATCATCTTTGGCAAACGTCAAATCTTGGTCTACGCTAATGCAACAACCCCGTCCACCATGTCATTGGCTGATGCTGTTGGCGGTATCGGCTGCACCGCTAGGGACACCATCCAAAGCACGGGTAAGGACGTTCTTTTCCTGTCCAATTCTGGCGTTAGATCGTTTGCCAGGACAATCATTGAGAAGTCAGCGCCACTAGGCGATTTATCAAAGAATGTTCGTAATGACTTGATGGCATCACTTGCAAGCGAAACGCTTGCTAACGTCAAATCAGTCTATTCTGAGAAGGAAGCGTTCTACTTGCTCACGCTGCCATCCACCAAGCAAGTCTACTGCTTTGATACTCGAACGCAGTTGCAGGACGGATCGTTTAGGGTGACTGTTTGGGACTCAATTGAACCTACTTCACTTCTATATAGACGCAATGGCGATTTGGTTATAGGTAAGAACGGTTACTTGGGTAAGTACGAAAACTATCAGGATGACACCTCATCGTACCGTTTGCAGTATTACACCAATCAATCGGACATAGGGATTGCAAATGCCACTTCAGTCTTAAAGAAGTTAAAGGCTGTTGTTATTGGTGGGTCTAACCAGTTTGTCACTATGAAGTGGGCTTTTGACTTTACGACAAACTATTTATCCAATAATGTTGCGATACCAACGCAAAGCGTTGCAGAGTATGGGATTGCTGAGTACGACAATCCAGATGGTCAAGTGGTAACAATTACTAATGCAAGCCCATCAGTAATTACTTCTGTTGATTTGTCTGAGTTTGTAAACAACAATACAGTTACTCTTACAACAACTGGAACATTGCCATCAGGATTTAGTGTTTTAACCACTTACTATATTATCAACGCATCTACTAACACTTGTAATTTGTCTCTAACTCCTTCACCTGGAACGGCAATAAACACAAGCAGTTCTGGTTCTGGAACTCACACTATGCAACACATACATCCCACCGTAGTATCTAACTATTCTGCCGGTGTTGCTTTGCAAACTTTAGTTACGCAAGCAAGTGGCGCGGGTAAAATTGTCCAAACTGGTTACGAATCAACAATTAATGGTTCTCCGTTGTCTATTCAGAAGATAGAAATCCAATTTAAGGATGGGAAGCAAACATGACAAATTACACACAGTCCACTAACTTTGCCACTAAGGATGCGCTTACGTCTGGAAATCCTTTGAAGATTGTCAAGGGTACAGAGATCAATACCGAGTTTGCCAACATTGCTATCGCAGTAGCAACCAAGGCAGATACGGCAAGCCCCACTTTCACGGGTACTCCAACCCTGCCAACGGGAACGATTGGAGTTACCCAAAGTTCTGGTAATAGTAGTACGGCATTGGCAACTACTGCCTTTGTGCAGGCGGCATTCCAAATATTACATCCAGTTGGGTCTATCTACATCAATGCTACCAACGCAACTAACCCTGGTACTTTGCTTGGTTTTGGTACTTGGACAGCGTTCGGTGCAGGCCGTGTGCCGGTAGGTTTTAACTCTGCAAATGCTTTATTTGATACTGCTGAAGAAACAGGCGGTAGCGCTGACGCGATTATTCCGTTTCACACGCATACTGCCACCTCAACAGATGCTGGTCATAACCATAGTATGGGCAGAGTTGCTGGTGGGAATGGCTCTCTACAATTTAACTCTGCTTCTGGTATGGCAGATATTAGTCCAAATACTGGAACAGCATCTGCCAGCATTACTACAACAATAAATAACGCTGCTTCAACAAACTGGCAGGGTGATGCTACAGTGACTAACATAAATAATGCTAACTATCAGCCCTACATTACTGTATATATGTGGAAACGCACGGCATGATTTTGCACCACTTTAGCGATGGTTTGTACGCAAAGGAAACTCACATTCCTTCTGGTCAGATGTTGATGCAGCACAAGCATGAGTATTCCCACTTTGGAATTCTTGCTAAAGGGAAAGTGGTTTTTGTTAAGGATGGGGACATACAGATTATTGATGCGCCTGCCTGTTTGAATATTGTCGCTGGCGAGAATCATGGCATCAAAGCCATGACCGATGTTGTTTGGTATTGCATTCATCATACTGACGAGAAAGACCCGTCAAAGATAGATGATGTTTTGATTAAAGGGGAATAATATGCCTTGGATTATTGCTGGTGCTGGTTTACTTGGCGGGTATCTACAGGGTGAATCAGCAAAAAGTGCTGCTAATACGCAGGCCGCTGCACAGCGAGAAGCTGGCAGATTAGCCGCTGAAGAAGCCCGTTTTCGTCCTGTTGGTGTAACGAATAGGTTTGGATCATCTCAGTTCACTACAGGCCCAGATGGGCGCGTTAGCGGGGCTGGATACACCTTGTCGCCAGAAACGCTGGCGATGCAAAATCGTTTCATGGGGTTGGCTGGTCAAGGGTTGACGCAGGCAGAGGGAGCGCAACAGCAGTTCGCGCCATTGATGCAGGGAGGCCAAGGTTTATTTAATCTTGGTTCGCAATACTTAGCGCAATCACCAGAACAAGTAGCGCAAAGATACATGGCAAAACGTATGGATTTGCTTGCTCCGAGCCGTGAGCGTTCAATGGCGCAGTTGCAGAACACTTTGTTCCAGCAAGGCCGTGGCGGGTTGAGCGTTGGAGGTACTGGATTGCGGCCTGGTGGTGGCGAGGGATTAAGAGCTACCACTCCAGAGATGGAAGCATATTACAACGCCATAGCACAGCAAGATGCTGCATTGTCGGCAGAAGCAGAGCAAGCAGGCCAGGAAAATGTGAGATTTGGTGCTGGGTTGCTTGGCACTGGTGGCAACTTGATTACTCAAGGCTATCAGGGCCAGGTGGGTGCTTTGTCGCCTTACCAAGCGTATCTACAAGGCGTTACGGGGCTGGAGTCATTGGGAGAACAAACCCTTAATACCGGCATCAATATTGGCGCTAAAGGGATGAGTCCTAGCGCGGCTAATGCTATGTACGGTGGCGGCATGGCAGCGGCAGGAAGCAACTATGCTGCTAACGCTTACAACCCATTTGCAACTGCATTGATGGGTGCATCTAAGAATCCTCAATTGATGAGTGGGGTAAAGAATGTATTTAGCGGTAAAAGTTCAGTGCCTGGGTGGGATGATTATGTAGCATCTGGTTACGTTTTATAAGAGGGAATCATCATGGCAGAAATAGTACAAACCCTTTTTGGCGTTACTCCACAAGCCTATCAGCAACAACAAGCTGATATGGCTGGTGAGCAAGCATTACAGTACGCCAAGCTAGACCCGTTTCAGCAAGCAAATTACGCTATTGGTCGCGGTGCTTATGGCTTGGCTGGTGCGATAGGCGGTGCTCTCGGAGGCCAAGACCCTGAGTTGCAGAAGATCAGCCAGCGCCAGGCATTGCTTGGCATGATTGATCCGACAAATCCAGACTCCTACGCACAGGCAATACAAGCGGCATTGCAAGCTGGCGATACTGAGGCAGCGTATGCCTTGCGCGGTGAGATGATGAATGCAAGGCAACGGGCGCAACAAGCTGAAGATGCAACAATGAAGCGTCAAGATTACCTTACCGAACGTGGTTTAGGAATGCAAACTCGTGGTCTTACGAACCTAGCCAATGAGTTGATCGGTCAATTGCAAAATGCAGATGGAAGCATTAACCAAGATGTTTTGTCGAGATTGCAAGGTTTCCAACAAGGTCGTGATTTACTTAAAACATTAGTGCCAGAAACAATAACGGCAACAGAAGGGCAAACGATTTATCAGAAGCCCACCGTTCCAGGTCAGCCGTTTAAGCCTCTTATAACTGGTGCTGCAAAACCAATTCCATTTACAGGTGATGAGTCAAATGCGGCTCTTCTTTTGTATCGTACAAATGACCCTGTAAAGATTTTTAATCAATTTGGTCAGGCTGGAATTGATGCGGTTGCTGAGAAAGCTGCAACAATAACTGCATCAAAAAAACCTGTTACCAACCTAAATGTTTCAAATCAAATGCAAAAAGGTTTTGGAGACAACCTTACAGAAACTATTACGTCAAATGTAAAAGCGGGAAGAGTTGCTAGGCAAACTTTAGGTGCAGTTGACAATATGCAAACTTTACTAGATGAAGGTGTAAGAACTGGATTTGGTCAAGAAACAATGCTACAAGTTGGTAAAGTTGGTCAGCTTTTAAATCCTGATTTCAATGTTAAAGGATTGGCAGGAGCGGAAGCATTGCAATCAATCTCAACTTATTTAGTTTTGCCACAAGTTAAACAACTTGGCGTTAACCCAACTGATACTGACTTGAAATTTATCAATACTGGTTCCCCAGGGCTATCAAAAACAGTTGCGGGTAATAAATTGATGCTATCTGCATTAAGGTTAAAGTTAGAAAGAGAACAAGATTTGTCTGTATTTACTAATAATTGGTTGTCTAAAAACGGAAAATTAACAACAACAAATCCAACTGATGCATTTGTAAAATATAACAGTGATTTTGATACATATACGCAGCAAAGCCCTTTGTATGGCCCATCAGCAAATAAGTTAAGAGAACAATTTAATGCTCTTGGCGGTACTGCTCCAGGCGGTAGAGTAACACCAACAGCGCGTGATGCTACTAATCGTGGCGGTTTGACTAGACCATAAAGGAATAAAAAATGCCATCTCTTAAAGACCAAATTTTAGACTTGCGTGACGAGTTATTAATTGCCAAAGATGAGGGAAAGATAACGCCAGACGGTCAAAGAATGCTAGACCAACTTGATACAAAAAGTTGGACAACGCAAGGGTTTGGTCAATTCATGCAAGGATTGACACTAAATTTCTCTGACAATGCAGTTGGCGCAATCAAATCTTTTTTAAGTCCTGGGCCAGCTAATGTAGCCAAGCAATTGGGTAGTGCTACGCCAGGTGAACCCGCACCATCCCCATCAGATGTTGGGACTGCATTAGAAAGAATTGGTTTAGAAGAATACTCTGCACAATATCCTGTCCGTTCAGTCGGAGCAAATATCGCTGGTGCAGCAACACCATCTATTATTGCTCGACGGCCTATTGGCCCAGCAGGACTTGTTCCGCAAATGGGACTTGCTACTGCTGCTGGTGCTACCGCTGGTCTTGGTGAGTCTGAAGCTGATTTATTTAGTCCTGAGTCCGCTAAAACTGCTGGTATAGGAGCTGGTACTGCCTTTGTTGCTATGCCACTTTTTAAAGGTGTTGGCATGGCTGGCGGTGCTATGTACCGTGGCATAGTTAAATCAATATTTGATACACCTCAACGCCTTGGTACGGATGAAGCAAGAACGTTAATTAAACAAGCACTTGTTTCCGATGTTGGGGGAGTGGATGAGGCAATTGCTTATGTACTTCAACAAAAGGGTAAGCCATATACTTTAGCTGATATAGGCCCAAATACTCGCTCCTATCTTGATGGTGCAAACACAATTCCTGGGCCTGGCAAAAAAGAAGCACAGAAATTTTTGCTTGATAGAGATAAAGGAATTCTCTCTAGGTTAACTAGTGATCTACAAGTAGCCTTTGGCTCTAAAGCTGCGTTTTTTGATG